CGCACACCGCGCACGCCGTGAGGGACTTGGCACATTGCCGGTCGTCGTAACTCTCACGGCCAGCCGGGAGGCGCGATACAGGGCCGGGGCTTCCATTCACCAGCTCCCCTCCTGCGCCGTCCCGGCTGACAGTCACAATGCCTCCACATCCGCCACCGACCGCACCACGGACACCGGCCAGCCCTGGAGCTGAAAGCGCACCTGCGACGGCCTAAGCTTGCCCTTGTCGGTCTTGACTTCGATCAGTGCCCAGCGGCCGTCAGCGGGCCTGTGGGCCAAAATATCCGGCACACCATGCCCACACATAGCAAGGGACTGGCACAGCCAACCACGGGCACGCAGGGCGGCCACAACGATAGGCTGCACAGTGTCGATCTTGGCCCGTTGGCGTGGACTCACCGGCACACCTCAAACTCGCTGATCCGCCCCTGCATGGTCGCCACTTGCAGGCTCAGCTCGAGTAAGTCCGCGGCCACCGCACGTTCGGCCAGGGTGCGCGTATCCCAGCGGCCCATCAAGCACCCCGCGCTAAAGGCTGAGACGAGGCACAACACGGCAAAGGCTATTCGGGTCTTCATGCGGACGCACCGAATAGATCGAGCGCACCTTGCTGGAGCCTCCGGGCCGCGATCTCGCAGTACTTCTCCTCGATCTCGATGCCGATGCACTTACGGCCGAGGCGCTTGGCGGCGACGAGAGTTGTGCCGCTGCCCATGAACGGATCGAGGATCGTGTCGCCGCTGTCGCTGAAGTCTGACACCAGTGACGCCATCAGCCCTTCCGGCTTCGGTGTCGGATGGTCTGGGCGCGTTGCTCCCTTGTCTGGTAGAAACCTCCAAATTCCAGCCCCTCCACCTCTGTTCCACTTCTTGCGACCGGGGTTGTGCATGATCGCAATACCCTCGACAGCCTGACCCGGCCGGTCTCCTGTGATTTGAGGAGACGGTGCGATCTTGTCCCAGACTCCCGCTCTCACCCATGCGCCACCAGCAGCGGCAGCATACGCGCCCAGTTGCTCTAACGCACAAAACGCGATCACCCAACGCTGGCTCAGAGCCAACAGTGCCAGCGTCACACCTTGCACGTCATCCAAACATGAAAACGACACCCCAGAATCCTTAGACGATTGCACGCTCGCGGCTACAGTGATCGCTCCCCTGTGCGTCTTCGCGTCATACGGCGGATCAGTCAGCACGAGATCAACCTTCGGCAGTGTCGGCAATATCTCGCGGCAGTCGCCGTGGTAGATCACTATCCCGTCCTGCTCGTAATACGGCGTCATCGGGTGCGCCTATACACGTCAGTCCAGCGCGGCTCCGCGTCCCCGACCCGCTCGATCCGCCCGCCCACGCCATGCACGAGGGCATGATGGGAGTCGCACAATATCTGCTTCGCGTCCATCTCCGCCGACGCCCCCCGGCCACGCTTCCCCCGGCCCCATATCATGTGGTGGCAATGGATCGCTCGCTTCCCACACCGCTCGCGGAAGGTGGCCGTGGTGTTGTCCAGGTTCGTCGCCGTGTTCACCGTCTCGATCACGGCCTCACACTGGCCCCCTGAGCGCGTGAGCGCGAGGCCCGACTGTGCCCGGTCGTAGGCTGCTGACGCCCGCTTGCGCTTCGCTCGGTCTTTAGTGGCGGTGGGCTTCGGGAACATCATGACGACGCGATCCGCGTCTGCCTCACCCGATCCGCCGCCGTCTCGACCGTGCTATGCCGCACGACTTCAGACGCCTGATCCGCCTCCGTCCGCGCTTCCCACTCCCGGAACCGCTCAGCCTTCCGATAGCTGAATATGTCCAGGTTCTCAGGCGGGGGAAACTCTACCCGCGTGAGACGCGGCGGAAACGGGCCTACCATCGCTCCCCCCGGTATTCCTCCGCGAAGTATTCCATCCGGTCCAGCTCGGCTTCCAGGTCGTATGCCTCACACCGCGCACACGCGCAGCTCGGCAGGCACTCGTCCTCGATACGCTCGCCGCACTCACAGAGATCGTCCTCGGTCATGCCTTCGCCTTTCGGGGCCGGGGTTTCCGCGCATTGAGACGGCAAGAAATGGTCTTTTTCTCGGACTTGCCCTTGGCCGTCCCAGCGGCTCATGGCCGCACCCGGTATTCAAACGTGCCCGGAGAACGGCGCTGGCGCTCCACCACGTAGGAGCCAAAACGCGATTTACGGAGATCGCGCATTCTCGCGCTGATGCTTGCCTCCGGAATATTCAGGCGCTCATGAAGCTCGGCCAGTGACCGCCACACCGGATAGCGTGCCCGCATGTATTTCCGCACCGTCGCCAGTTGCCCCGTCAGCCGCTCGGCATCTTTCGCTGGCTCAAAGGTCGCCCCGTCAAAGGCTGGCTGACGAGTAAAAAGATCCGGTTGAGTCATGCCCGCCACTCCATCGACTCCCGCCTTTCGGGGCCGGGGTTTCCGCGCGTTGAGACGGCACGCGAGCGTCTTTTTCTCGGACTTGGCCTTGCCGCCGAGACGGCCAAGGGCAACGGCGGCGTGGAGTTTCCTGCTCACAAGGACACCTCCTATCCCTTCTGGTCAGAGTAAATTCGATACAATCGATCTATTTCCTCTTCGCCAGCGTAGAAAACGTCGTACCGGTGTTGGACGGCGGACTGATAATTCTTGTATGCAGTGACCTTCATGCTCGCGTCCCTGATCTGGGCGTCCGTTCGTCGGCTGGCCTCTTGTGTCTTTGTCATGCCCCTAATCTACCGAACCGCTTAGCTAATGTCAACACTTATTTTGCGGTCTTCGCGTGCTCGGAGTCTTCGGCCCCTGCGTCCGGTGTGATAATTCCAAAATTCGTCACCGCCCAGTGCCTCACATCGTCCACAAAGGCGCTCCCGTCCTCGTGCCCCATCTCAGCCAGCGACACGCGCAACTTGAGCGGGTTTGGCTCCGGCTGCAACCCGCGCAGCTCACGAATGATCGCGTCGTGGACTTGATCTATCTCGTAGTTCTTGTAGCCCAGTTCGTCGGCAATGATCGGGTAGACCACGCCGAACAAATAGCCCAACATCCCCGACGACTTCCGCCGCGCCGCTGCCTTGATCGTGACGGTGACGGGCTTGTTCTTGAGCCGCTGGAGCTGATACTTCCGCAGCGAGGACTCGGACGGCTCCATGATCAGCTTGCCGTCCTTGTCCACCACTCCGCGCCATGCCGGGGTCACGGGCATGGCTAAAAGGGCACGTCCTCGGCCGTGATCGGCGCGACAGGCTCGTCCGCGTGGCCGTCCGGCTGGCTCACCGCCTCCCGTGGCTTCGCCTTCAACACGCGCCAGTCGGGCGCCTTGTCGTTCGTCTTGTCCGTCTGCTTGAACATGACCACGCGCTCACCGTTGATCGTGCCCGTCATATACGGCCCCCTGCCGCTCGTCTTCTCCCACATCGCACCGATCTCATCTGGGTTCCTGGGCATTACCGCTCCTTTCGCATGGTTTCGAGTGCCGCTACTTCCGCTTTTACCGCGTCCAGAAACGCGATCACCCGCGCCTCACAGTCCGTGATCGCCGCCTCGTCCCGCTTGTGCTCGACCACCAACAGCGCCAAGTCTGCCGGGAGCCGGTCGTCGAAGCTGGCGAAATACGCCATCGGCGCACCCGTGAGCCACATATTGAACGTGACTTGCGGCATGTAGGCCGGAGGCACCACCCCCGCCCGGAGATACCCGATGTGCGTATGTGTCTTCGGGCACTTCACTTCGAGGATCGCCTCCGGGGCGCTCACGTCCCCAACATGCCCATCGAGCGAGCACCCGGCCTGTAAGGTGTCATGGCTGAGAAAGCCGCTCGTAGAGGCCAGCAGCCCCGTTGCGGCCTCAAATGCGGCGAAGGCGTCGGCCTCCTTGTCGATCCCCCGCTGCATGTGGGCCGGGAGGGTAAATTCTTCCTCAAGGCTCATGCCGGTAATGCGCTCACAGGCCAGTTTCAGGATCAGATCCCGCCGCGCCACGGAGATCTCGCCCTTCTTCCGGCCTTCCTTGTAGAGCACGTCGGCCACGCTGCCGGTCAGTCTGCCGGCTCGCGAGGCAAACCACTCAGCCGAACGCTGGGGGTCATTCTTGACGGTGTAGCTCATGCCGCCGCCTTGTCGGCCCCATCAGCGGCCACCTTGAGCGCGTCCGTGGCGCTCTTGCTGGTCGCCTTGCGGAATGCCTCGGGGCTGTCCTTCCACGCTTCGCGCAGCGGGATCGTGCCCTTCACCGACTCGTCCTGCAACGCCGTGAGCCAGTCGTCGTAGCCCTCTGGCTTGGCTGGCTTCGTCGCCTCTGGCGTCGTGGCGTCGGCGTCGTTATCCCCTTCGGTGGGGATGCAAAACGTCTGAAAGGCCGCGTATTTGTAGGCTGCGCTCATCGCCTTATTCGTGGCCTTGTCGGCGCTATCCTGTGCCTCTCCGAACGTCCGAACGGTATGACGGCTCTCTGGATTCTTGGCCGCCACAAAGTCAAACTCGGCCTCGACCGTGACGAAAAACTGCGCCGATCCAGATCGGGCGGTTCGCTCCACACATTCCCGCGACAGGATACGGGGCAAGATCACCAATTTGTGCTCGGCCAACATCGGCGCGAGCGCGTTATACACGTCATCAATGCCACGGAAGCTATACCCCTGCTGGACGTTCTTCCGCCCCTTCGCAATGCCGCCCTTCGCCATATCTGCGCTGACGAGCGAGATCAACTCGTACACCGTCGCCTTCGTCACTGTGTCCATGCGCTCCCCTTCTCCCACATCCACCGCACACCCTCGACCGCGCCCCAGACGATCAGGGCCAACCCGAGCAACCCGAATGCCGTCAGGGCTTCTGCCATGTCAGCCCCGGAATGCGCTTGTTGAAATCTTCCGCCAGCAGCCGCGCCAACAGGGAGGGCGTCACTTCCCCCCCTTCCGCACGTTCCAGTAGGCTGATTTGCATTTTCCGCACTGACGCACATCCGCCTTACGCGGCAACCACTTATGCCCGCAGCGCAGGCAGTGCAGTCGTTTCCCGAGGCTGATCTTCATGTGCCGTAGGTTATCGCATAAGTAAACCTATGGCAAGAGGCAAAGCTATACAATGTAGGCATGGGTCAGGGACGATCCATGCGCGGGGCGTATGGGTGCTACTTCGGCGCGACGATATGCACGGGCGCCCCGGTGACGACGCGCAGCCCGATATTGATCAGGTTCGTTACGATCAGCACGGTGCCGGGAGGCAGCGGGAGTATCTGGGTGAGTTCCGCCGCGACCGAGAGCACGTTGAACCAAAACGTCTTCGATGTCCACAATGATTTTGACACGGCAGCCTCCTGTAATAGATTTACGAGTGTATTGGCCTTGCGGTAGACCTTCCACATGGTGATCGGGTTCACGGCGTGTCCTTTGTCCCGCCCTGCGTCTGCGTCGGCATCCACCTCCGCCCCGGTCGTACGTCAATATGGACGAAACTGCGGTAGCGCCCCAGCCCGCGCACCGCTGGGACATGATCGCGGATATACGTATGAAACCGGGCGACTGTCCAGCCATTCGGAGGCCGGAGGTCGAGCGCCCGGCCTTGGAGGTGTTGACTCTTGCGTGCCCCGCCGATCTTCCGGTTGTGGCTCGGCGTCCGGTAGGCGCTGTTCACGCCGATAGGCAGCCCACCACAGCCCGCACGGATCGCTTCAAAGGCGCCCACAAGGTCCCGGAGTCGCGTGGCTCTCAGGGCCAGTGGGTAGGGTGTGCCGTCCTTGCACGCCAGTTCCGACCAGCTCAGGTGTTTGGAGGGCTTGCTCATTGAATCACCGTGTTCGACTGCTCCCGACAGTGGCGCTCGATCTTTTTCATACGCTCAACCAGTCCGATACTCGAATCTCTCTCTGTCCCGAATACCGCGACGGACACCTGCATGAACGACACGCGTATCTCGTGTAGCGTCCGGACCAGCGACCGAACGATCGGGACGAAGACCAGCCCGAGAAGGGCGACCAGGAGATCCCCCACATCGACCGTCCAGTTGAAATCAATCACGGCAACCTGCTACACTGCGGCGTATGGTAGACGTTATGATCGACTTGGCGCTGTTCTCGTTCCGCTGTGGCGTCTGCGCGGGCATGTTCTATCTCTTCTGGCTCTGACGCGCTATTCACGGACATCCTGGTAGATCTTACCGGCCACGCTTATCCCAGCTCCCCATTTCAATGTCGAAATAAGGGTGGGATAGAGTTTCTCCCATCGCTCGGCCATCCTCTTCGCTCTCGCGTATTCGTCGATCCCACTTTGGTACAGGTCCCCCGTTTCCGCATCCATCACGGACTTGATCGCATCGTCGATCGTGGCTTTCATCTGGATCACTAAACGCCTCACGTCTGGGTCGCTGGTTTGTTTTTCGGCAGACGTTGACCTACCTAGAGAAGACGAGAATTTCCGCGCTCGGTCGATGTCCATAGGGGCGTCCCCAAGTAC